TTCGAGGTTGACCTCGAGGCAGCAACGGCCGCGGTCACTGGCGCTATCTCTGGCGGCCCTGTCTCTGGTGACTACGGACAGATCACTGTCAAGGTCGAGCAGGATAGCTCCACCGCGCAGACGCTTACATGGGCTGGCGGAACAATGAAGTGGCCCGGTGGCACGGCGCACCCTGTCACGACAACTGTCGGTGGCTTCACGCTCTACACCTTCGAGACGTGGGACGGTGGGACGATCTGGCACGGCTCCGGCGCGGACTACTCGTAATGCTGTCAGGCATGGGCGTCAAGAGGGCTGCATATGCTGCTGCTGGTGGTGATGCAGTCATCGTGTCTGGTGCGAGCATCGTTGATTATCAGGAGTCACCCACTGACAGCTATGCTCGGCTCAAGATAGATGACGATGGCAATACCTACAGGTCACTTGATACGGGCAGCGCCTCATGGTTTCAAATAAATAACGGAACTGATTGGGTGCGTCCTACGGGCAGCGCACCGGGCCTGTACGAGGTACGCTGGACTAACGCCACTGGAACAGTGACATCTTCCACAGTTGCGGAGGACACTTGGCACGATCTAAGCACCAGCGACTTCATAATCTACAATAGTTTCACAGGCCCTATTGGCACTAAGTCAACCACATTCGACATCGAGATTCGACTCGATGGAGGCTCTGTGCTAGACAGTGCCTCGTACACCATCACAGCGGAAACTGATGACTTGTCAGAATAAGGGACACCATGTTTACACGCGATCACGCATTTGATCTGGCGCAGCGATTCACCGGCATCGAGGAGGTCGGCGGCAATGTCGACAATCCTCAGATCATGGCCATGCTCAAGCTCGACAACGCATGGCCCTCGAGCGATGAGGTCCCGTGGTGCTCGGGCTTCGCGAACTACATCTGTTGGTTGGCGCGTCTCCCTCGGTCAAAGGATCTTCGAGCTCGAAGCTGGTTGAACATTGGCCGGGGGATCCCGCTCGAGGCAGCTGAGCACGGTGACATCATCGTCATAAAGCGCGGCAAGGGTGAGCAGCCGGGCCCCGAGGTCACTACTGCACCGGGGCATGTAGGCTTTTACGCCGGCAGAACTGATGGGCTTATCGAGATCCTCGGTGGCAACCAGTCTGACACCGTCAAGATTTCACGGTATCCTCGGGACAGACTCTTGGGAGTACGGAGACTCGACTAATGAAGCGCATGCTGCAATGGACTGTGGCAATTATTCTCCTCGGCAGCCTGACTATTCAGGCTGACCCATTCAAGACATGGGACTGGATCTCACCGACCGAGTACGAGAACGACAGCCTAATACCGGCGAGCGACGAGCTTTCCTATCGACTCAAGTGCGGGGCCATCGAGGGCGGGCCCTACAATCTTTACGAGACCACAATGATCGACAAGCCCTCGCTGCAGGACATGGGCCCACTGGTAGCGAACGCGCCGGGGACCTACTACTGCGTTGCCACAGCCACGAGCTCCGCGCATGCAACGGAGTCGGCTCCAAGCAACGAGGTAAATTTTACTGTGCTCCCGAGCGACCTGGGGCTGAGACCGAAACCTCCTGTACTATCGCTCGGGTAAGGGGATCAGGATGTACTTTTTGGAGATGAGAAAATGTCAGCAGTAGCAAAAAAGCCCGGGTTCAACAACGCATCCGGCAGTCGTAACCGGAGAGTCAATCGATTCGCAGCCAATGCAAACCGTACTGACATCCGTCACAAGCAGACGCGCGACATCACGATCGCATTCGTGTCGCCAGACCAGATCACCGACAGCGGCAACGATCTCGGCAAGTTCGATGTCGGTGAGTTCGTGGACGCTGAGCTATCGGTAGCCCAGGACGGCACATACGAGGTCGCAACCGTAGTCGCTGGCCAGCTGGACATGGTGGAACAGACAATCACGGCTGAGATCGCCGGCCCCGACATCCGGATCAAGACTCGCAACAACCGTAGAGACGGCAAATTCTCGTAAGCATTTTTTTCAGTCAAACTGATTAAAATTGTCCATACATCATCAAGGAGACACGGATGTCTACTGTAATGCAACGGGCGGTGTCCAAGCCGTCAAGCACAATTTCATGGGCCTTTCTCGCGGGCCTTGGTGCCGCGGGAGTGTGGGAGATGGTCGATACATTCACCGAGGTTGAGCCGACTGCTGGCCTGATCTCCGTGTCTACTGCGCTGGCCTCCGGCGTCGTCGGTAAGCTGGTCAAGGAAAGGGTCCTCAAGTGACCAAGTGGCTGCTCGCAATCGGATCGTTCCTGGCTGTCGTCGGGTTCGCGATCATGCAGCGGCCCGAGCGTCAGCTGAAACAAGTCACGGCCCAACGCGACCAGCTGCTCCACGACAACACCAAGGCGGCGCAGGTCAAGGCCGAGAAACTCGGTGCGAAAGCTGATAAGTTGCAGGCCAAGGCAACCGAGGCCGAGGCGGCCGGCAGAGCCACAGTCGACAAGGTAGGGCAGCAAGGTGAGACAGTTAGTAGCGTTCTTGATTCTTGGCGCAAGCCTGACAGCGTGTAGCACCACGCCGATCGAGCCTCCATCGTGCGAGGTTCCCGAGACTCTCGGCCCGATCGCGGTCATGCAGAGCGTCCCTGAGATGCCCGTAGAGACGTCCCGCACCGAGGAGGGGGCATCATTCGACCTCGATGGGTTGCTTCAATTCCAGCGCTTACGCGCAGCCTCGCTGGCCAATAAGGAGGTTGGCGACCTTAACGCTGCAGCTTTGCAAGTTCGCAACGATGAGGTCAACGCACTGATCGAGTGCGTCCGGCACCAAAACGTATGGATGGAAGTGCGCGAGGAGATGCTCGAGCAAGAGCGGAACGCGCACCAGATCGACAACCTATGGCACCGGGGATTGATCGCCCTGGGTGTCGCGGCAGCAATACTATGAGAATAAAACAGCAAGTCAGGCTCTACTTCATCGTGGCGGTTGCCTTGGCAACTGTGGCGGTGGTGGCTACAGCTAACGCATGGGACGAGCCCATGGAGTGCGACCACCCTCGCTTCGTTGAGGTTGGGTGCGGTGAGGAGGGACCGCCCGGGCCTCGAGGTCCTCGGGGTCATCCTGGTGAGCAGGGCCCTCCGGGTCCAGCAGGTCCTCCGGGTGAGCAAGGTCCTCCGGGTCCGCAAGGTGAGCAAGGTGAGCAAGGTCCTCCGGGTGAGGTGCCGAACGAATGGATCACCAACACCAACAACACGTTCAACACTCACAACAAGTGGATCATAGCGGCGCGCGATGCGATCGCAGCTGATGGGGCAATGCAGGTATTCCTGCCGCAGCATGCCTCGCAGCGCGTGACGTTTAGCGGCGTCAGGATCAACAACACCACTGGCATTGGCGTGGGCTACGCTTACATGCTCGACGACGATAGGCGATCGGCACTGACTGTATCGATCGGCCGTGCCGGCGACGAGACTGCGATCCGTGGTTCCTTTGGCTTCGAGTTCGGTGGCGACAGGCGCATGAAGATCAACCTGCCTCAGCCTATAGCGGCGCCGGCACCCTACGAGCCGCCAGCTGGTCAGATTGTAGTCGACGACGCCGAATACCAGACGCTACTGATGGCGCAGGAGTCGTCCGAGGAGAACAAAGACTTTCACGAGCAGGCCGAGTATCGATACGCACAGCAGCAACACCTGATCGAGGCGCTTGAGGAGGATGCAGCTGACGACGACGCTGAGATCGAGGCGCTAAAAAAAAGAGTCGATGACGAGGTAGCTGAGGCCGAGGCCAGACGCACCGAGGTTCGGGAAAAGATGGCCAAGAAAAGGAAGGGCACATGAGCGAGCACAAGGCATTTATTGGCAACGTGCTGACGGCTGTCGTCACGGCTGCGATCCTTGGTGTCCTGGGTTGGGCCTTGGGTGTGTTCAACGCCGGATCCGATGCGCTTACCGAGGCTGAGATCAAGCGGGTGATAACCGAGACGCTGGTGCTCGACGATGGCCTGACCTACGCGGCCACGCTGGACTCGATCGACAAGTCTGTCGGTGAGATCAACGTCAGCATTGGGTTTATCAAGGATGACATCGAGGATCTCGAGGATTCGGTAGCCATTCTGGTAGCCGAATAAAAAACCCCGCGAAACGGAGGTAACACGGGGTCTCCCTACTTTTTGCAATCCGGCTCGGGGGTCCGGTTCCGCGCGAGGAAGCGTGGACGCCGGCCGTTAGGCTGGCGGGGTTGAACGAGGGGCAGCATCCCACGCTGCATGTGCCTTGTCCAGGATCGCCTCTTGCTCCATTGTGTGCCCGCGCAGGAACTCAACTCCCCACGTTCCGCACGCCGAGCAGCTGGCGCGACCTACCTTGTTCTGTTCGCTGATCTCGATGACCAGTCGCTCGGGTGTCGCTCCGCACGGGCAGTCTTGATAGGCCCGCGGCACCTCGGTAGCCGGTGGTGCCTCTGGTTCTACTGGTGTTGCTGCCGCTGCCGCTGCTGCTTCTGCAATGGTTTCCTCACTCAATTTCCTTCTCCTCGAGCTCGTATTTGAGCTCATAGTAATCGATCCAATTCTGAACCGTCATCCTGCAGCTGGATCGCTCAATGCAGGCGCGGGTTGCGTGATAGTTGCGAGCAGCCTCCTCGGCTGATGGCTGAGCCTTGTCGTGTATAACCCAGACAATGAACGACAGGCAGATGCCTGTAAACATCCCGAGCAACCACGATCCTGTTTCTGATCTCATGCCAGTCCAGCCTCCTCTGGTTCTTTGCCAAGCCAGCTAAGCGGGTAGTCAGATTCGACTGGCTTGCCTCGCTCCATCTCGCCAAGCTGAAACTCTCCGTCAACCAAATCCCAGTCCATAGCTTTATAGCCGTCGTCGTCGCACTCAATATGGAATCGAATTTGCTGGCCTTCTCCCTGATAGCGCTGGAAGAAATGCCGGTACAGATCGCCGGCCTTGATCCACTCGTTACACCACGAGCACCGGACGTCTTTGTCGCGCCGGAAGTTCTCGCGGACTGGCCCGTTAAAGTCGGTCATGCCAGTCCAGCCTCCCTATAGTTTGCCAAGGTCGTCGCGACGATAGATAACATCGGTCGGGTGCATCTCGAGAAATTTAATCGACGCAACAAAGGCAGCATCACGGAGCTCGTCAGGCGGGATCTTGTACTCGATCATCTGCGAGACCATGAGGTCAACGAGCGATCGAAACCGAGCCGACGCTGCGCCGTAGCTTGGGTAGCCTTGGTAGCGATCCATCAATTCTCTCGTGCTTTTCTCGGTCGCTGTGCTCATGCTAGTCCAGCCTCCTCGTAACACTCGGCAATGAATGCCTTGGCGGCTTCGGCCATCTTCTCGATCAGATCGTTGTCGCGCGGGATCCATACCCGGTGCAACTTCTGAGCGATGCCGCCCTCAAGGTTCGAGCCGTTGTAGTAGTTGATGAAACCCCACCTATCGAACCCGGTGAGCATCATGTGTCCCTGGACCTGATGCCTATTCTCTGCGGGGCACGCTTTGATCGTGTCCTCGTGGTCCTCCGCAAGATCTCGGTACTTCCGATAGTTCTTGTAGAGCGCGCGGCACTTGATCTCCCCGCCCGCGTCGTAATTGGGCAGGTGTAACAGGTCAGGCGAGCCTCCGAGCCAGTCATATTTCTCCGAGATCAGGAATACATCGTGCTCGACGTCGAGCTCGTAGCGCCACTCGTAGGCTGCAAGCGCAAGCGGCTCCTGCTCCTTGCCGTGCATGGCCCACTGTGGAGTCTCCTCCACGTTGCGGTGCCCGAGCATCTCCTTGATCTTCTCGCGCTGGTACTGCTTGTAGCGCTTGGTCGTAGGCTTTGCCATGACATCGGCCAGACGCGAACAGGTAATCCGATTGCGGCGTAGGTCCAGCCACTCATCAGATCCCTGCTCGACGGTAACGATGCGGCAGTCCATTACCCAACCTCCTGTCGCTCTGCCGGCGAGTGCTTGGTGAGCTCAGTAATGTTGGTCAGGTCTGCAATCCACACCCTGCCGTAAGTGCCGCCGTCTCTCAGTCTCCGCGCTTGCTCGTATGCGCCGTCCGGTGAGACGCAGGTGTACTGCTCGAACACGATAGCACCGCTCGCAAGGAACGGGTCATCGATGTCTCTCTCGCAGATAATCACGCAGATCGGCTCCCCTTTTTGTCGGGTCGGGGTCGCCCTTCCTTCTCGCGGAAACATTACTTATTGTCCGGCTTCATGCTGGGCTTCTTCTTGGCTGGCTTCTCGGTCGAGCCCGGCAGCGTATCGCCTCCGGGTCCGTCGCCCACGTCTGGTCCAGCCGGCTCTGGCTTCTTGATCTTGGTGCCCTCGGCATCCTTGCGCTTGCGCGTGTTCTTGATGCGCTGCATGGCAACCTCAGCCTCGCCGGCTGGGATCTTCGGCACTCCATCCACACCAAAGATCTTGTCGCACATGCGTTCGAGCAACAGGTTGGCATCGTCGCCAAAGAGCTCGTCCGCGAGGTTCCAAATGGCATCAGCCTCGGCCGCGGTGATTGTCTCGGCCTCAGCCTTGGTGCCCTCGGCATCGTCATCAGCTGCGCCGGCAATGCCGACGATCGCCATGGCTGCGTAGCGCCGCAAGTATGTCAGCGCTGAGCCGATGCCCTGTGGGTCCTGCTTGGGCGGGTACAGCGAGAAGTAATTGCTGATCTGT